TGACTTCCACCGCTCGATTTGGACGCAATCTGGCCCCGTGTACGTCATTTTTGACTTCCAATTTCGAGCGCCCCGTCTCCGACACTTTTTGCTTCCAGACCGGGCAACCTGTTCGGCAGCAGTGCCAGGGGACGCATACCCCCGCAAGCCCAGTGTTTACGCCATTCTGTTTCGCCGGTTTTACACTAATCGCGAAAACGTATTCTCGAATCTACTTTAAGTCGCACCCGTAACACGCGGCGCGGGGTCCGCGCCCCGAGCGCCGCCCGAAACGTACCGCGGACCGCGCCCCGCGGACCGGACACGCCGCGGGACGATAACCGGACACGCGGGCACTGGATCGCGCCCCGCTCGGCACGTCTAACTGACTTAAATGTAAATTTAAGGCACTTATGATCTTCGCGGGACCCAGACTCGGATCGCGTCACCGCGCCGCCGCCGAGGTTAGTGAGCACTCACTTCACGCGCCACCGCCACGCCTCGCGGTAGACAGTGCAAACCTAGATTTTTCACGAACAATGAAGTGAGAAAACCATATGAATTTTTTAGAAAAAACCCGTAAGCCCCGAGCCGTGGTCCGTAAAACGTGCTACGGTTCAAAAAAAACGTGTATAGGAGTCCCAGAGCCTCAAAAATTTTGCAAAAAATTGAGAGCTACCGGATCGCATATATGTTTATAATTGAAGTGAGTACTTACTAACCCCGAGAGCTAGTGTTTATGCGGAATGATGGTTCTAGTTTTGAGTCTTTAGAGGAAGCGGAAGAGAAAATCCTGAAGCTTGAATACCGTTTGGCGCAGATCGAGCAGGTTGAGTCTTGTCAGACGGACTATTTGAGCTTTGTCCGGACGATGTGGCCAGAGTTTATTGCGGGTCGGCACCACAAGATCATGGCGGAAAAGCTTGAGCGGGTGGCGAATGGCGAGTTGAAGCGGCTGATCATCAACATGCCGCCGCGTCACACCAAATCTGAGTTTGCCAGTTTCCTGTTTCCCGCTTGGATGATCGGTAAAAACCCTGCGATGAAGATTATTCAGGCTACGCACACCACGGAGCTTGCGGTCAACTTTGGCCGGAAGATAAAAAATCTGCTGGAGAGGGATGATTATCTGGAAATTTTCCCTGATGCGGCGCTTTCTGCCGACTCGAAGGCGTCGGGCAGGTGGGACACGGCCCGTGGTGGTATGTATTACGGCGTGGGTGTGGGGTCGAACTTGGCGGGACGTGGTGGTGATTTGATCATTATTGACGATCCGCACTCTGAGCAGACGGCGATGTCGCTGAGTGGCTTTGATGATGCATGGGATTGGTACACGGGTGGTCCTCGACAGCGTTTGCAACCGGGCGGGGCCATTATTGTGGTGATGACAAGGTGGTCAGAGAAGGATTTGACGGGTCAATTGATCCGGGCACAGGGTCGGGATGAGTTAGCGGACACTTGGGAAGTCATTGAGTTCCCGATGGAGATGCCTTCTGGGCAACCTTTGTGGCCTGAGTTCTGGTCATTTGAGGAAATGCAGGCGGTAAAGGGGTCAATTCCGTTGCCCAAGTGGAATGCCCAGTACCAGCAGAACCCTACGGGTGATGAAAACGCGATTATCAAGCGTGAGTGGTGGAATGTGTGGGATAAACAGCAGATTCCGCAGTTGCAGTACGTGATTCAAAGCTATGACACAGCTTTTTCCAAGAATACGCGGGCGGATTACAGTGCGATTACGACTTGGGGCGTGTTTTATCCTGAAGAAGGGACGGTCGCGGGTCTGATTTTGCTGGATGCGAAGAAAGGGCGCTGGGATTTCCCTGAATTGAAGCAAGTTGCGATGGAATCCTACAAATTTTGGGAGCCTGAGACGGTAATTATTGAGGCAAAGGCGAGTGGTATGCCTTTGACCCACGAACTACGGAACATGGGCATTCCTGTGGTAAACTTTACGCCGAGTCGTGGTAACGATAAGGTATCGCGGGTACACAGTGTCTCTCCGCTTTTTGAAAGCGGGATGATTTGGGCACCGGATGAGTCTTGGGCGCACGATGTGATAGAAGAGTGTGCGGCGTTCCCTAATGGGGAGTATGATGACTTGGTAGACAGCACGACACAGGCGTTGATGCGATACCGACAGGGTAACTTTGTTCAGTTGCCATCAGATTATTGGGAAGATGAGAGTGCGAATCTTCGGCCAATGCAATATTACGGGTAGATCTTATGGGAAATAAAGGGTTGATGTCTGGCATTGGTTCATATGCCCCTCGGCACATGTTTCATGGCGGTAGCGTTAATAAAATGGGTATGATGTATAACCCTGTTACCGGAAATTATGATATCCCGCATGACGCAGACGCGGTAGCGCGGGCCGCAGAGGCGGCGGCAAGTGGCACTACCGCTAATACGGGTCCCGCCGTGGGTGTACCTCTGATAGGCGGTGCAACAGATGCCTCCTTTGTTCCTCCGTTTGGATCTAATCCCAGCTTTGTAGGAAGCGTTGGTAACGAAGCCGCGCAAAAAGCGTTTGACCAATACATGGCAAATAATCCCGGCGCACAGGCGCAGGCTAAAACACCTTTACCGTCCTATTTGTATTTTGACGGCAACATGGTTGTGCCTTACCGCGAAACCAATAACCGTCAGATGATAGACACGTTACGTCTTTTAGGTTTGGTAAGTGATGAGGACTACGCGTGGTTTAGTAATCACTTTGCAAATGAACGTGGAGATGCCACGTGGCTCAATGCTTACTTTAATCGTCCGGATGAAAATTTTCAGAGAGAACAGTTTTTTGAACGAACAAACTTTGATGCTGAGACAGAAGCAAGATGGAACCGGATATTTGATTCGATAGATACGGCCAGCAAAACGGGCGGCTTTGCGACAGACGATGATTTCTTGATGCAGTATACCGACCAAGGTCTTCGTTCTACCTTTGGCGCGGTTCGTCCTATGGGTGGTACGCCAAGATCGCCCTTCTTTACGACGAGTGATGTACTGGTCGATTCTTCGGAACAACCTAACCTTTACACCTACAACGAAGGTCAGTTTGATCCCATGACCCAACCGGCCCCGGTAAATCCATACCAGACTCCGGCGTCTTCTCTAGCCTATCCGTATATTCCACCCTCTGGCCAAACGCCCACATTGACTGCTACGACGGCGGATGCACAGCCCGTCAGTCTGGCGGATACACAGGGCCGTGGAAATATTTTTACAAACACGGTCCAACCACAGCCCCAAACAACAAATACGACTACTACCCCCGTTACTACAACTACGGCTCCACCACCCACGCCCTTTGTTGACGAAGAGCTTATGGAGATGGATGACGAGCTAAAATCCGCTTATGGAGTTCTTAAATTTATTGTTGAAGGAGCCGTAGGTGACACTGAGACGGGGAGAGAGGGTCGGACAGGAACGGGTTTTTTGCCCTCCACTGTCATGCCCGCAAATGTTTTAACAAACAAAGAAGCCAATCAAGTTTTACAGGCTTGGGATGCGGCAGGACGAGATCCTTCAGTGTTCCAAAGTTTGGTTGCTGGGGATGTCAGCGGAGAGGGCAATAAAGATGTAGACCCCGGCGACGTGGCTTATCAGCAAGGAACTCCGGTATCTTCACGCGGCATGAATCTCGTACCCACGGGTGAAACAGGATTAACTTCTACACAAGCCGCAATCAAAGCCTTGGAAGAACGTCGGGCGGCAGAAGCGGCGGCGGCAAACACGGGTCAGTTCGCTATGGGCGGCATTGTGGATTTGACCGGCGGCATGGACATGTCGATGACCGGCCAAGGGTTGGAGACTTTTCTGAATCCAGAACGATCTAAAGCGACCCTTCGCCGTAACCTCGCGAAAACCGCACCACGGCCCACGATGCAAACCGGCATTATGCCCATGGCCCGATAATATGTCAGATGGAATAATGGGGTTAATTAATGAAGCGCGGGCTTACGCAGAATCAAAGTACGCGGCACATTTAGGAATGGACGACGACGCTATTGCTTGGGCTAATTCTGTTGGAGAAAAATACGGAAAAGCCGGTCAGCTTGATGGAACAGCCGATGCCGCAAGACATATAGCTTTAGGGTGGCTAACTACGCAGACACCAGACCCAGAGCGCGCTTTTAAATCAATTCAAAACCGTGAAGATTTTGGACTAGATCGTATTTCTGAATTTTTTAATCCTCAACATCGTGGTCGTCGGATGGATTTGCATAACAACCGGTTAGGTTACGAGCTTCCGGCTAAGACAAGAGACGAAGCTGAAAAACTCATTAATCAGCTTATTCTTTCTAAAGAAGCTGAATATATGACCCCCGAAGAAAGCCGCAAAATGAGAGGCTATGCTATGGGCGGTGAAGCGCGATATGATATAAGACGCGGCGTGGGCGCATTTGCCCCATACACTAGGAGTGCCTGATGGCCAATGGTGACGATAAAGCACAGCTATCTTCGTTGATGGATAGCACGGCCCCTCGTTCTGAATTAGAAGATGCCGATCTTGAGTTAGATATTGAGATAGCCGCACCGGGCACTTTTGTAGGTAAAGTCAACGAAGTTTTGCCGGAAGGCATAGAGATTGAGGCCGAAGAAGATGGTGGGGTTACTGTCGATTTTGATCCTATGGCCATGGTTGGCCTTGATAACGGCGATTTCTATCGCAACTTGGCAGAGGAGTTGGACGATAGAGAGCTTGGCCGCCTATCTTCAGAGCTTCTAGGCGAGTTTGACGCTAACAAATCTTCGCGTTCCGAGTGGGAAGATGCGTATTCCAAGGGCTTGGAGCTTTTGGGATACAACTACGAAGAGCGCACAATGCCTTTTAGAGGGGCCACGGGCGTAACTCACCCATTGCTTGCAGAAGCGGCCACACAGTTTCAGGCACAAGCATTTAACGAGCTTTTGCCGCCATCAGGGCCTGTTCGCACCCAGATTATTGGTGAAAGGACGCGAGAAAACGAAGCGCAGGCATATCGTGTAAAAGAGTTTATGAACTACTACATCACCAACGTGATGGAGGAGTACACGCCTGAGTTTGACCAGATGTTGTTTTATCTGCCGTTGGCCGGTTCTACTTTCAAGAAAGTTTACTATGACGAGGCGATAGATCGCGCTGTCAGCAAGTTTGTCCCCGCAGAGGACATTGTGGTGCCGTATGGTGCCAGTGATTTAGATTCTTGTGAAAACATCACTCAAGTCGTGAAGATGACCCTGAATGATCTGCGTATCCGGCAGGTCATGGGTTTTTACAGGGACATCCCCGTTATTCCGGCGCAAGGCGCAGAAGATGAGATTACAGGTGAGATTAATAAGCTGGACGGGGTAGAGCCCAGCAATCTGGATTATGACTGCACTTTGCTTGAGTGCCACGTTAATCTGGACCTAGAAGGTTTTGAAGACACGGGGGAAGATGGCGAGCCAACGGGCATCAAAGTTCCGTATATCGTCACGATAAGCGAAGATAGCGGCCAAGTGCTGTCTATTCGACGCAATTTTAAAGAAGAAGACGACGTAAAGAAAAAGATCCAGTATTTCGTGCACTACAAGTTTTTGCCCGGTTTTGGATTTTACGGTCTTGGTTTGATCCATACCATTGGTGGCCTTTCTCGCACAGCCACTGCGGCCTTACGTCAGTTGATTGATGCGGGTACGCTGTCCAATCTACCGGCAGGCTTCAAGGCCCGCGGCCTACGGGTCAGGGACGATGAGGAGCCGCTACAGCCCGGTGAGTTCAGGGACGTAGATGCGCCCGGCGGGGCTATCAGGGACTCTTTGATGCCGTTGCCCTTCAAGGGTCCGGATACCACATTATTCCAGCTTTTGGGCTTTGTGGTGGATGCGGGTCGTCGGTTTGCGACGATTACGGACATGAAGGTGGGCGATGGTAACCAGCAGGCGGCTGTCGGCACGACAGTAGCGTTGTTGGAACAGGGCTCACGGGTCATGAGTGCGGTGCACAAGCGTTTGCATTATGGGATGCGTCAGGAGTTTAAGCTTCTTGCGCGGGTAATGTCCGAGTATTTACCGCAGGAGTACCCCTATGCAGTGATGGGCGGTGATCGTGCGATCATGCAACGGGACTTTGATGACCGGATAGATGTGGTTCCGGTATCAAATCCCAACTCTTTTTCGCAGGCACAGCGTATTTCACTGGCACAAGCCCAGCTACAGATGGCCATGCAGGCTCCGCAAATACACGATTTACATGAAGCTTATCGTCGTATGTACGAGGCTTTGGGGGTCAATGACGTAGACAAGATATTGATAGCGCCGTCTTCAGACGATCCGATCCCGAAAGACCCTGCTCAAGAGAACATTGACGCCTTGGATAGCGTACAACTGAAGGTGTTTGAGGGTCAGGATCACGATGCTCACATCATGACGCACCTGACATTTGGCACTTCTGGGACGCTACAGGCGTTGCCACAGTCTGCCATTTCGTTGCAAAAACACGTGATGGAACACGTTAAGGTTAAGAGCCAAGAGCTTGCTACGGCTCAACTTTTGCAACAAACAGGTGGTCAGGCATTGACGGCGGATTTAGAGCTTGAGCTAGAAGCCATGGTCGCTCAGATTAACGCACAAGAATTTGCCAAGCTGAAACAGCTTACGGCACAGATCACGGGCCAGAACCAAGGCGACCCGCTGGTGCAACTCAAGCAACAGGAGCTTCAATTGGATGCTCAGAAGCAACAGGCTGAGTTGCAAATGGATCAGGCCGAGTTGCAGATGGATCAACAGCGCATGGCTAACAAGCAGACTGAGTTCCAGCAACGGCTTGCTAGTCAGGAGCGACAGACGCAGGCTAGAATCGACGCGGCTTTACAACGTGAATTGTTAAAACGAGGTAATTGATATGAGAGTTAAGGTAGACGGCGCACCGCCCAAGAACCCCCCAAACCCTGTAGCCAAGGCCGACATTCAAGGTCAAGGGTCTATTCCTTATGGTGTAGCAAAAGAGGAAAAGACGCCGGATACGACGTTTGCCAAGGTAACTACAGGCAAAAAACGTGGTATGGGGGCGGCTTTACGTGGCTCACGATTCACTAACGCTTAATTTAGGAGGTTTTGATGCTACAGGCACTGATAGGGCCGGTTGCTAATCTTGTTGGCGGTTTTCTCAATAACAAGCATGAGCAAGCGCAAGCCAAGCACCAAGCAAAACTACAGGTAATACAGAATGATGCCGATTGGGAAAGCAAAATGGCGGCGGCTTCTGCCAGTAGTTGGAAGGACGAGTTCTGGACTATTGTTCTCGCAGTCCCTCTCTTTTGCCTTGGTTACAGTGTTGTGGTTGATGATCCCGCTATTCTTGAGCGCGTTTCTAACAGTTTTTCTGCTTTGGATACTCTGCCAGATTGGTATCAATATTTATTGTTTCTTGCAGTATCTGCCTCATTCGGCATCCGTGGTGCCGACAAACTGATGAAGCTGAAGGGCAACAAATGAAGTGTTATGACTGCCAAACTGAACTGATCTGGGGCGGCGATCACGATAATGATCGTGACGATGAGCATTTAATCGAAACTAATCTTTCTTGTCCCGAATGCGGTGCGTTTGTAGTGGTTTGGTGGGGTAAAAAGGAAGAAGAGAAAGCTCAATACTGCCGACTTAACGCTTTAAGGTGAAGAGAACTAAACGTATGACACCAGAACAGCTTAACGCGTGGCGAATTATTCCACGGGTACTCATGTTTGCCATGATTGCCATGACATACCGGACGGTTGAGTGGTTTATGTCGTTACCCGATCCAAACCCAGAGCAAGCGGCATTGGTCAGTGTCATGACCGGTGCGTTAACAGGCGCGTTTGGGCTGTTTCTAGGCAAAAAAGAGTGACCTACAAATACTTCAAAGAAGAAGAGTTTGTTTGTCAGGAAACTGGCGAAAACAAAATTGTCCCAGACTTTATTGCACGTTTGGACGAGCTTCGCGAAGCGTGTGATTTTCCGTTCCATATCACTTCTGGCTACCGTTCTCCAGAACACTCCATTGAAAAAGCCAAAGTAAAACCCGGCACCCATGCACAGGGCATTGCGGCAGATATTCATGCCGATAACGGCATTGAGCGTAGGAAGATTGTAGAAGAAGCGTTAAAGTTGGGGTTTGGCGGCATAGGTGTTGCAAAGACGTTTGTTCACGTTGATATTCGTACTACTGGACCCGTCATGTGGACATATTAGTTGCCCCTTTTAGACTGTCGTGATATATAGATAAGACTTTCTGAGATGGAGCGCATGTGGATTCGTTATATTTAGCTCAATTTATACAAAAGGTTATAAAAGAGCGCCGCACACAAGTCTTGGAATTGTTAGAAAACAACAGCGTAAAGTCGATGGAGCAGTACCAAAACCTTATGGGTGAGCTATCGGCTTTGAATTATGTAGCACAGGAACTCTCGGGCCTGCTAGAAAAACAGGAGCAACTAAATGACTGATCTAGCTGAAGAAATTGATCTAGACGCCGCCGCAGAAGGCGTTCAATCCCTTTACAAAGCGCCACAACCCAAGGTACTCGATCCCGAGGCCATGGAAAAAAGTCTTTTGGAGCGGATGCCACAGCCCACCGGCTGGCGCATGTTAATCCTCCCATACCGCGGTAAAGAAACTACTGAAGGCGGTATTTATATTCCCAATCAAGTCTTGAACGACACTCAGCTTCAGACTGTTGTTGGATATGTCGTTAAGCAAGGCCCTCTTTGCTACAAAGACGCTGAAAAGTTCCCTGACGGCCCGTGGTGCACCGAAAAACAGTGGGTAATCTTTGCTCGTTATGCTGGTTCTCGGTTCCGTATTGACGGCGGGGAGTGCAGGATTTTGAATGATGACGAAATCCTAGCGACTATTGACGATCCAGAAGACATTCTTAGTTTGTAAAGGAGAAGCACCATGGGAGAACCTGCCGAAGAACCCCAGTTTGAATTAGATGTGGGAGATGCTGAAGCCACAGAGGTGGAGATTGAGCAACCTGAAGAGGATGTTCCACGTGGAACAACTGATTCGGAAGAACCTGCGATTGAGGTAGAGCAAGAAGCCTCGCCGGACGATGAAATGGCCGAGTACAGCGAATCTGTACAGAAACGCATTAATCGTTTGACTAAAAAAATGCGCGAAGCCGAGCGTCGTGAAGAAGAGGCCATAAAGTTTGCACAAAATGTGCAGGCCGAATCAGAACAAATCAAACAGAGGATGCAAAACCTAGACCAAGGTTTTATGACCGAATACGGTCAGCGCATCCAACTCCAACAACAGCAGGCTGAAGCGGCCCTCAAACGCGCTGTTGAGTTAGGTGATGCAGAAGGAACCGTAGTTGCTCAAAAAGAATTAACCGATATCACCATTGCGGCTAACCAATACGCTCAAGCTCAAAGACGTGCTGAAGAAACTAATCAACAGGTTCCGCAACAACAGGCTCCACAAGCCGCACTGCAACAACAAGCCCCACAACAGCCTCAAAGGCCTGATCCCAAAGCAGAGCAGTGGGCAGAAAAAAACTCTTGGTTTGGTCAAGACGAGGCAATGACTTTTGCCGCCTTTGGAATTCACAAGAAATTAGTGGAGGAAGAGGGGTTTGACCCGCAAGGGGATGACTACTACAATGAATTGGACTCTAGAATTAAGCGGGAGTTCCCGCATAAATTTGGAGAGGAGCCATCCACTGGCCGCAAACCCGCTCAGAGTGTTGCCGGTGTCTCACGCTCCACCAAAACTGGGCGCGGTAATAAAAGGGTCAGACTCTCCCAGACCCAAGTAATGATTGCTAAAAAATTGGGAGTGCCGCTTGAAGAATACGCGAAATACGTGAAGGAGTAAGACCATGTCCACAGAGAAGAAAGGCTTTGAGGGCATTAACCGCTCCTCACGTGAAACAGCGTCAAGGGAGAAGCAGGGACGGCGTAAGCCTTGGACTCCCCCGTCTATGTTAGACGCACCGCCCGCACCAGAGGGCTTTAAACATCGTTGGATACGCGCCGAAGTAAGGGGTTTTGACGACACCAAGAATATTTCGGCAAGGTTGCGAGAAGGCTATGAGCTTGTTCGCCAAGACGAGTATCCAGATTTTGAAGCTCCGGTAATTGATTCGGGTAAATATGAGGGTGTGTTTGGTGTTGGCGGATTGATGCTCGCTCGTATACCGTTGGAAACAGTAGAGGAACGCGCTGAGTATTTTTCTCAACGTAACGCGGACCAAATTGAAGCTGTTGAAAGCGATATGATGCGAGAAAACGCTCATCCAACGATGACAATCGGAAAACCCGAGCGTCAGAGTCGTGTAACTTTTGGCGGCCCCAAGAAATAGGGCCGCACAGAATGGAGAACTAAACCATGGCAAATCAAGACACTGCCTTTGGTCTTCGTCCTGTTGGTCTTGTAGGAAGCGGTGTTAACAGCACCGGCGTTACTCAGTATGAAATTGCTAGTAACAATACCAATGCTATTTTTAACGGAAGCATTTGTGTTCCCACTGCCGCAGGCGTAATAGACCAAGCTGGAGCTACAAGTGGCGGCACTACACAAGCCCTTGGCGTTCTAGTAGGGGTTGAATATCAAGATGCCACACAAAAGAAACCTGTGTTTCTTAATTATTGGCCCGGATCAGGAAGCGTATCTGTTGATACCAACTTCCCGGTAAAGGCTCTTGTGGCAGATAACCCCGATCAACTGTTCGTCGTAGCGGCGGATGCTACCCTCACTGACCGAGCTACTGCATTAACGGCTGTTTTTGCTAACGCAAGCTTGGGAACTTCTGCTCGTACTGGTTCCACCGATACAGGCAAGTCAAATTCCCAGCTTTCTGTAAGCAGTATTGCTGTTACTGCAACGCTACCATTGCGTATCGTAGGCTTGGTTGACGATGATGCTAACAATGATTATTCGTCTGCGGGTGCCCATCTGCTTGTTCGATTGAACGCTCATTTCAACGCTGGCACACGTGGTTTTGCTTCACAAACCACTGCCGACTCAACCGGCATTTAAGGGGGATTAAGTAATGGCTATTTCTCGCGCACAGTTGGCGAAGGAACTTGAGCCGGGGCTTAACGCTCTCTTTGGACTTGAGTATGATCGCTACGAACAGGAACACGCTGAAATCTTTGAAGAAGAGACTTCAGATCGTGCTTTTGAAGAAGAGGTAATGCTGTCTGGCTTCGGCACTGCGCCGGTTAAGTCAGAGGGTGGTGCCATCTCGTTTGATGACGCGCAGGAGACATTTACTGCACGTTATACTCACGAAACGATTGCACTGGCGTTTTCAATCACCGAAGAGGCGATTGAGGACAACCTGTATGACCGCCTTGCTTCTCGTTACACCCGTGCTTTGGCACGATCCATGTCCCAGACCAAGCAGATTAAGGCCGCTTCAATTCTGAATAACGCCTTTAGCACTTCGGCACCTGTTGGTGACGGAGCCGCTCTCTGCTCTTCGGCTCACCCGTCCCTTTCAGGGAACCAGCGTAACTTGCTGTCAACTGCCGCTGACCTCAACGAGACTTCTCTTGAGCAGATGCTGATTGACATTGCTGGTTTGACCGATGAGCGTGGTCTGAAGATCGCGGTGCGTGGTATGAAGATGATTATCCCTAAAGAACTGCAATTTATTGCAGAGCGGGTAATCAACTCCAACCTGCGTCCGGGGACTGCGGACAATGACCTCAACGCAACCAAGTCCATGGGTATGCTCCCAGATGGCGCGGTAGTTAACCATTTCTTGACCGACACAGATGCGTTCTTCATTAAGACTGACGCACCTAACGGCTTTAAGATGTTTAACCGAAGCCCCATCAAGACTGCAATGGAAGGCGACTTCGATACTGGCAACATGCGTTTTAAGGCGCGTGAGCGTTACAGTTTCGGTGTTTCCGATTGGCGTTGTGTCTTTGGCACACCGGGTGCATAAAAACAAAGCCGCCTTCGGGCGGCTTTTTTGTTCCACGTGGAACATTTATGTTAGTATAAATTTTTCCTGACAGTCTCACACTGAGGCTGACACTGGCCACGACAGGAGAACCTCATGGCTAATACTACGTTTAACGGTCCCGTCCGTTCTGAAAACGGTTTCTCAGACATCACCAAAAACTCTACTACTGGCGCTGTAACTAGCACCATGACGCTTTCTACTTATGAAGCGACCATCACGGTGGCGGATGGTGATACTACAGGTAAAGAATCTGCAATTGGTATTCCGGATAACTTCATTCCTATGGGTGTCACGATTGCTGTTACTACAGCTTCCTCAAACTCTGTCACGCTTAACGACATTGGCACAGATGCCGATACTGATGGTTTTGTCGATGGTATTTCTGCCGCCGTAAATTCAACCGGTTTCAAAGGGTTTTTCCCCTGTAACGGGGTCCTTGGCATGTCCGGTGGAACAACTACTGCGGCTACAGGCACAGCAGATGAGGTTGAGCTTGTTCTTTCGGGCGATCCCGGCGGCGACACAGTTATTGTCTTGAAGTTTTTTGGAATTTCCAGCACTTCTGACGCATCCTAACGGGAGAAAGCCATGGCTAACTCAGACGTAAAAGCAAAACGTCTGACCGGAACAGGCTCTGCTGGCGTAGGGCCTGCTCGTATTCGTCAGATTCAAGTTTTTTCAACATCTGGAACGCCGCGACTTACTGTGACCGATGGTAGCGGTGGTAGCACAGTTTTAGATTTGGATTTTTCTGCGAGTGAGACGCACTCGGTCAACATCCCTGACGAGGGTATAAAAGTGTCTGACATTTTTGTCAGTGTCTTAACTAACATTACGGCAATCACGGTGTTTTTTAGCTGATGGCAACCACCAAAGACGTGAAAAGGCTCCCCTCTGGTCGTTTAAGCTACCGAGGGGAAACCTTTGCTGGCT